TGGATGATGACATAGTTCCGTTGGATGATGACATAGTTCCGTTGGATGATGACATAGTTCCGTTGGATGATGACATAGTTCCGTTTTGGATATTTTGTGAGTAAATCTGTGAGGGATTTGTGAGTAAATTGTGAGGGAGTAGTGAGTAACTTTTTGGATCTATCTCTATTTTGTTTTTTGATGCAATATACACGTCCAACTCTTGTTTTAGGTATTCTATTGATACCTCTGACAGTAACGTTTTGCATGTATTTTTTTTTCTAAGATGATCGTAATATTTGGTTCGTATGTTTGTATTGAATCCACATCGCTTACAGCTGTAATTCACCATTGTTTTAATGTATTGTTATATTTTTAAATACAGATTTTGAAATATCCTTTTTGGATATAAAATATCCATTTTGGATATCCAGGGGGGGAGAAAAAAATAAATCTCATGTTTCATTCTGAAAATAAAAAAAACAAGTAGGTTAATCGACCTACCTCATATTTTGCGTTACACCTGATAACACGTTTTTCTGACATTTTTTTTGATTTTATAAAACCCGTAACTTTCAGTAACAGGTAACAACTTACAAAATCCATAGGTCAATCATAGGTACCCTAAAAATAAAAAATCTAAAAAAAAAATGTCATCATGTCATCATGTCATCATGTCATCATGTCATCATTTCAACGGATTTACATAATTTTCCATCCAGTGATAACTTCCTTGTTGAGATGATATTGAATGACACATTTTTCTTGCTACCTTTTCCTGCTCTTCACCTGATTTACTTCTTAAATTTAAATCTTTGCGACTTATGTAAATATGTCTAAATAATGTAAGTGAAAAATCATTATTATTTAACAACTTTCGCAACACACCATTGGCCCAATCATTATAAGCACGTCGTGAGTTATATTTTTTGCCTTTTTTAGATAAAAAAAGATAGTTTCTTTCTGGTTCTTTTTCTAACATTTCTCTTATTGTAAGTGATACTGATTTTGGCAAATCAAACCTTTGTACTCTATATGATTTTACAGTTTTATAATCTTGTAAAACAAGTGTAATCACTCCATTTTTAGATTTTGGTACGATTATATAATTCCCTTTTATAGTATCTTCCTCAGATACTTCCTCTGATAATTCCTTTATTTTTTTTTTGGTCATATTTGAAGACTTCAATATAATTTTTCTTGTTTTTTTATTCTTTTTTAAAGGGTCTGATCTCAATATAAGAGTTGAATAAAAATCATTTGCACGAATAGGTGGCATCTCAGTATATAATTGCAACAATAGTAATTCAGGAGTTCCTTTGTGGGACTTCAAAAGACTATCTCTTATTTTACATATCTCTTCAAATGTCATAAACCCGTTCCTTTGTTTTTCAGTTGGTTCATTTCTCCTATAATGTGCTCTTTTTTCCTCTCTAATTAAATCAGATTCACGTTTCCACATATCATATATTTCTAATTCTTTCAAAGATTGATTATAAGTAAAAATAGACATCATTGCAGTCATATATCCTGGACCACCTGAAAACTTACTTAGTTTTTTGGCAAATTCTTCAGGATGTTGTATAATACAATACAAATTATAACCTTTATTATCGCAATCTTTCCATATTTCTGTTTGTATTAAATCTAAACGTCTTAAATATCGTCCCTTAGTTTCTTCATTCAAAAATCTAGTTGTATTAATACTGTTTAATATCTTTTCATCACTGAAGTCTTCGTTATATTTCATACTTAGTATTACAATACAAATTATATACACGCAAAAGTATGTAGTACATTTCTTCAATTTATTTTATTGATTTTTTAAAAGTTAAGATATTGCTTATATGCTCTATAAATCTAAATATGACTAATAAAACCAGACTAAACAATCATCTTAAAAAACGCCAAATTAAGGAGAGAACAGAGGTTGTTCAAGCCGAATTGATTGAGTTGCAAACCAAATCAGGAAACAACCTTGAAAATTACTACATGAATGTTAAAAACCTTGACGAGGATGCTCTTACTATGTTTTGGAAACCAAAACAAGCTGCCAACAATGCAGCGGATGGGCATGAGATGATACAGGCTGCAGTTGATGGATACAAAGATGTTCTAGAAAGTCTTACGAAAGGCTATAATGCAGTACAATCGGCGAATGACACATTTACAGACTCAGATTGGATTGAAGTTCAAAACAAACTGGATCAAATTGTAGCAGGTATAAAAACAACCTCGCGATTTACAGAGTTCAATGGACAAAATCTTATTGACGGTGAATATAAAAGTTCAACAAAAAGTAGCAAAGCAACCTTTCTAGTAGGTGTAAAACCAACAGATGTTGTAATATTTGAACCTGCAAATATGAGTCCAGGTACATTGGGTGAAATAACTCTAGATTCACCATTGATCGCTCAAGATGGAATTACAGAAGTTCAAGAAGTATTTATTACTCATTTTACATCTAGAGGACACGAAGGAGTGGTATTGCCTGTTGTATCAACTGATGTTGCACAAATTGCCTTGAATACAATAACCAGTGCGATTCAATTTTTAAAGGAGACATTATCTTCCGCAAGTCTAACACAAGACGATCTATCAAGAATAAAAGGATTTATGGAAACAAAGGCTCGTAAAGGAGAATCATTCTTAAATAAATTTAAAAGCGATAGAGCATTGGAACTTGCAAATGAACTTGAAGATTTAGAGGGACAATTAGAACTTTTGAATACAATGGGGAATTGATTTAACACTAAATATTCAAAACATAACTCCTTCTTGAATAAGAAAAAAAGATTTAAATTTCTCAATTTTTTTAAAAAACGAATAAAAACTCTAATAAATACTATATTATCTAAGAAGAGTTCTGAGTAAATGTAACTTTATATGATGGGATACCCAGTTTATTACTACTTGATTTATTTACTAATTATAAATCGTGATATTCAATGTATCCTATATAATATTTTTTTTCTGTTTCTACGTGAATGTTTCTGTAGTATTCTGCAATATACTATTCGGTTCTTTTAAAATGATAAGAATAGATCGTTCAGTAGATAGACGTGATACAAACAGGGTCTCGACACATATCAAAGCTGATGGTCTAAAAATTAGTTAGACCGCTGTCGTCGTTGTTCCCGGTCAGCGGAGGAAGTCCACCCGCGACTGGTAACATTTCAGTTACATCTGCGGACAATCCATTCAAAAATGCAGTACACGATTCGATATATAGAAGTTGTCCATCATAATTTTCATTAAAATACAAAAAAACACCTTCATTGTTTGAAAATGGATTTTCAGTATTAGACCAAACAAGTAAACGATATACAGAAGAACCATCTACAAATCCATCCGTATACCATCCTGAAAGTCCATGAAGTGTAACATTGTCGGGTTCTTTATCAAAAACAAAATACACACCAGTCACAAACCCGTATCCAGTATAGATTATTTGATTTTGATCATTTAAAATAAAATTTGCTATATGTTGCGGTTCTGGTTCGGGTTCTGTTAATGTTAATGTATATCCTGATCTTTTAACAAGAGAACCAGCTAAAAAATCTAATGCCATTTGATTTACATCAGATACATCAATTATGTAATTTGGATTTCGCATAGCAAGATTCAATACATAATCATCATCTAATTCATAGCCAGGGACATTATTTATATGGGCTTGTAAAAAAACTAAATCATTTGATGTAATAACAAGATCTTCATCAAGATCTCCTACATTAATCATTATTATAATAGTTATGTTTGAATACAGTCTAAATTATTTCACAATTTATAATATTACATTTTGACACTATTTAACAGTTTTGGTAAACTTCTAGTAAATTATTTGTATTATTTTTTAATATCTTTTCAATATCTTCACATAGTTTTTTTTTCAAATTCATATTATCATCATCATAATACTTTTGAAATTTTTCATAATTTTCTTTTTCTTCTTCTGATAACCTATCTGCACCACCTTCGTATGTAAAAAACATATCCATTTCATTGTATGTTCTATCTATCATATCTAAAAAGCATTCTTCTTTGTTCATGTATGACCACTTATTCTTCTTTAAAACACGAATGGTTGTATCATCAATATTTGAAGAAGATACAGTTCCATTTTTTTCAAAGTATATTTTAAATAAAAGGGAGTTAACCATCATGTAAGGTTTTTTAAGACTATTTAATAATTCTTCACTACTTAAGAAAGTAGTATCTTCCATACCAAAATATTTCATACTTTTTATATCTTCGTCTAACATAGGTTCTTCATCTTCAATGATATTGGAATCGTTAGTAGTATTTAGCAAACTTTCACTATTGTTATTTTGATCTATGACATGTACATTAAGATTTTCAGTTTCTATATTATTATTTTCGATGTTCAAATTCACAAGTGGTTCCTCTATGATCATAGGTTTATTGACACATGTTTTTTGATGACGACTTTTACCTTGTCTTGATGCATATGTTTTATCACAATAGGAACACTTGTGTCTTTTATTCATAACCCTTTATTATATTAGATACTCGTTTTGAAAATTTAAATATGTTCACACTTTATATCTTAAAAATAATAACTCAAAAAAAAAATATATACGTTATATATCACGGTAATTTATATACGTTATATATCATGGTAAAATAACATTATTAGATATAATGCTAATATGATCAAACAATTTATCAATAACAATTTGAAATGGGTTTGTCATCACGCACATATTGATAAATCACAGCTTATTAGTAAAAATTTGCTTGATAAATCGAACACTCATATGTGTGAGAAGTGGTATATTATGAAAGACTTAAAGAAAGAATATACAAGGGCTTCTCTTAGTGATAGGATGAATAAAACCATTCAAGGAATAACATCTCAAAATTGTAATCATATTAGGACATTTATAGATGTAGATAATACAGTTGGCTTAATGTGTATTGAAGAAGCACTTAAAATTAAAAATACATGGGCCGATAAAGGTGTAACTATTCAACTTGCAACACAACCGTTAGAAGGTCTCACTGGAAAATCTGAAAATATAAAATTATTTGAGAAAGCTGCTGAAATGTGTGATATAGTAGGATGTTTACCAAGTAGAGATAAAAGCAATGCAGATGAACATTTAGATATTGCTTTTCGTACAGCAGAAAGATTACAAAAGCCAATTGAAGCACATTTGGATCAATTAAACATACCAATCGAAAATGAAACAGAGAATTTTTGTAAATTTGTCGATAAATATAATTATAAAGGCAAGGCAAGGAGTGTTCATTCAATTAGTTTAGCGTGTAAACCAATTGACGAACAAAGAGATATAGCACAATATTTATGTAAATTAGACATAGGAGTTATAATATGTCCTTCTGCTGCTATATCTATGACTCAACACTCTGAATATACATCTCCCATTCATAATTCTATCGCCCCACTAAGAATTCTTCTAGAATCAGGAGTTAATGTAGGTCTTGGAATTGATAATATAAATGACTTATTTATGCCATTTTGTGATGGAAACCTTGAGTTTGAATTAAGATTATTAGCCGAAGCGACAAGATATTACGATTTAGATATACTTAAAAAAATTGCTGAAAATAAAATGGGTTTTAAATAATTTAAATACAATATTATATACATTACATATATTTGCATGTATATTCATACAACATCTAGAAGAATAATTTCTGCATTAAATAGGAATTATTCTTCTAATTTAAAAGACAAAATAAAAGAAATTATACCTCTTAGAAGGGAGAAGTATAATAAATTGAAAAGTTTGCATGGTGATATAGTAATAGATAATGTATCAATTGATCAAGTTTTAGGTGGAATGAGAGGTATTAAATCGATGCATTGGGATGTTTCTAATCTTGATCCTGAAAAGGGAATTACATTCTATAACAAGACAATAAATGATTTAAGAGATGCGTTACCAAAGCATTTTTATCCTATAAAAAAAATAGACGTAACTAAAAAAGTTATCCCAAAATTATCAGATGAACCGATGGCTGAATCATTATTATGGTTTCTATTAACAGGTGATATACCAACTCCAATTGAATCTCTAAAATTAAAAGATGATTTACAAAATAGACCTTTGTTGTCTGAAAATATAAAGAAAATGATATCACAATTCCCAGATAATATGCACCCCATGACTCAGCTTTCCACTGTAATATTACTTATGCAAAAGGACTCTTTATTTTTCAAAGAATATAGTAAAGGATTATCAAAAAATGATTATTGGGACTATACGTATGAAGATGTTATGAATATTATTGCAGTATTACCCGAAGTATGTGCTCTTATATACACCAATAAATATAAAGTAAAACCACTTGATGTATATAACGAGTCATCTGATTTAATTGGTAGATTTTGTCAATTAATGGGATTTGACGATGAAAATTTTCATGATTTTATGAGACTATACATGATAATTCATTGTGACCATGAGGGTGGAAATGCATCTGCACATACATGCAGATTGGTAGGTTCTACTTTAGCAGATCCATATTTGTCATTGGCATCATCAATGAATGCATTGGCAGGACCGTTGCATGGTTTAGCAAATCAAGAAGTTTTAAAATGGTTAATCGATTTACAAAATAAATTAAATAAAGAGAAAAAAGAAGTAAATCCTGAAACTATTACTGATTTCGCATTAAATACATTAAAAGAAGGAAAGGTAATACCTGGATATGGACATGCTGTTTTAAGACAAACTGATCCTAGATATTTATGTCAACGTGATTTTGCACAGAAAAATTTTCCAGATTATGAATTATTTAAGTTAGTTGATACTATATATGAAGTAATGCCATCTATATTAAAGGATCATGGTAAGGTTAAAAATCCATACCCTAATGTTGATTCACATAGTGGCATCATGTTGAAATATTATGGTTTAAAAGAATATGAATATTACACTGTTCTTTTTGGACTAGGAAGAACTTTTGGTGTACTATCACAATTATTTTGGGATCGTGCACTAAATGTACCATTAGAAAGACCTAAAAGCCTATCTTTACAAAAAATAAATGACACTGTCACAAAGCAACTTTATGAAAAGAGTTTAAACAAAATAATATGATAATTTATATGTTTTTATCCAGATGAGACGAAAGAATCTAAACTTTCAGTATCTAGTTTTCCAACTGTTTTAGTCCAATTTGTCCCGGTACTACCGAATCCACCTTCACCTCTTTTGGATTCTTTAAATTCGTCGGGCGAGTTCACCGTATGAACTGTAATAGGGGATGCGTCATAAGAAACAATCTGACATAACCTAGCATTCTTTTCAATCTTATATTCATTATCAGAAATATTATCTACAACCAACATTAATTCACCTCTATAACCATAATCAATCAAACCAATTGAGTTTGATTGACGCAATGGAGTCTTACTCCCCATTGAACTTCGGGGTAACACAAAATATCCTCTCGGGATATTATCGTTAAATTGGGGTTGACACTTAATACCCAATGGAATCTTATAACTAATTGCCTTTGGTGGAACAATCATATCATTGGGGCATAAAACGTCTAACCCTGAATCAAATCGTGTTGAATTATTTTTTGTGTAATCTTTATAGTATTCGAGTACATCATTCGCTTTATTGATAACGTGAATAAACAAATCCATTTTAAACTTGGTACAAAGTCAAATTACTTTGAGATCATTTTTATAACTTAGATATAAAAATGATTGTAGAATGCTTACATTTATTAAAACTTATATAAAATTAATACATTAATTTAATAAGAATGGAGTTTCCTACATTATATAAACTTGATTCTAAAAACAATGTTAGGATGTGGAAAATTACTGTAGAAGATAATGGGTCGTCTGCTTACATTTTTACAGAATCAGGAATGTTAAATGGTAAAATAAGAAAGACCGAACCAACTATTGTTACAAAGGGTAAGAATCAAGGTAAAATAAATGAGACATCTTACCTAGAACAAGCAATCAATGATGCAACTTCTAAATTTAATAAGAAAAAACGTTCAGACCAACTAACGGAAAAAATGCCCTTAACTACGCAAAAGAATACAAACAAAGTTTTCAGACCTATGTTAGCGAATAAATACGACCCAAAAAATGTTTCATTTCCATATGTATTACAGCCAAAATTGGATGGAGTTAGGTGCAATGTTCATTTTAAATCAGGAGTTCCTACTTTATTTAGTAGAACTGGGAAGGAGTTCTATAACTTACAAGATATTAGAAATTCATTGCAAAAAAAACCATACAGTGATTCTATTATATTAGATGGCGAAATTGGGTGCTTTGGTAAAGATCCAGAGTTATCATTTCAAGAAGCGACAGGAATAATCAAAAGAAAACAGACCTCTGAAAAGGTATTAGAAGAGAATTTCTTAGATTATGTATTATATGATATCTATGTAAAGGATCAACCCAATTTAAGTTTCGAAAATAGATGGGGTATTCTTGTTGATTTTCACAATAAATTAGACAACGAATCCAAAAAACACATCAAATTGTGTTGTGGTACGAAACTAGTGTATGCTAAAGATAAAAAAACAATTGATAAAACTCTAGAACATTATTTAGACAAAGGTTTTGAAGGATTGATGCTTAGAAAACCAGAAGATCCTTACGGTGTTGATAAGAGACCCAAGGGTTTATTAAAATACAAGAAATTTCAAGATGCTGAATTTGAAATTGTGGGTTTCAAAAGTGGTAAAGGACAAGATGCTAACACTATAATATTTACGTGTAAAACGAAAGACAATAAATTATTTGATGTAAGACCCAAGGGTACTTTAGAAGTAAGAAAAGAAATGTTATTAAATGGGAAAAGTTATATTAACAAGAATTTAACTGTTAAATTCTTCGAGTTAACAGATAGAGGGGTACCTCGTTTCCCTGTTGGAATATCGTTAAGAGATTATGAGTAAATTTATAATTGATAGTATATGAATTTTTTTTCTTTAATAAAACAATTATGTATGTGTTTTACATGTAAAAATAAACTACCCAAAACAATAATTGTTATATTTCCAGGTTTTGGATTCTCTCCAAAAGATTATGAAAATATTTTACCTAAAAAAACAGCAAAAATATATATTGATATTTGGACAGAAGATGAATTGAATAATATAAAGAAAAGTAGTTTAGAAAATAAACAGAACTATGAAGAATGGATGGAACAAATCGTTTCTAGATCTAAAGATATTCTTTTTTTAGAACTGAAGAAATACGATCATGTATTACCAAAAACTATATACTTTACACATTCAATTGGTTCTATTATTGCAGAAAGATTAAAATCATATGCAGACATTATAATATCATACGGGGGTATTATTGAACCTTCTCATATTAAAACACTTAATCTACTTGGAACAGAAGATAAAATTGCTACTATGAAGTATGATATATGGCCAAAAAATGCTAAACCTATATTAAATGCAAATCATTTCAGTTGCGTATCATTTGAAAGTAAAAATCTTACTAATAAATGGGTCAAAGAGATGAAATATTCACAAACGATTGAAAAGAACAATTATAATGATAAAAGACTATTAATTAAAAGTGAGATTGAAACTTTTATAAATTTTAATATTATAAAGAAAGGATGCTGAATAAAAATAGTTAAGACAAATATATAGAATATATATATGTTGCTTCCATAGCTCAGTGGTAGAGCACCTCACTAGTAATGAGAAGGTCAAGAGTTCAAATCTCTTTGGAAGCTTTTTTAAAATTTAACAACTTTTCCTATTATCCAATCGAATCATCAATACTGATACTAATATCATCATCATTAATAATGTAAGATTCTTCAACATAATCAATTATATCATAAGCGTCATATATATCTACGTAATTATTATGATTATTTTTAACTACACTATACTCTCCAATAGGTAAATTCAGATAATTGTCAGTTTGCGTCGAAACCTCTTTTTTAAAAATTGGTAGATTATTGTGTTTTATTTCATTGTCATAATATAACATATCATTATTACAAAGTAACGAATCTTCATAATAAGGTATGTATATATCTGCATAATCTTTTTCTAATGCTGCAATAGCTGGATGTACTTGTGAACATTTATTTTTATTAAAAAAACCTGTAAAAAATTTTATACAAAAACGAATTATACACATTACATTGCAGTTCTATATTTAGCTGTTTTACCTTTTAAATTCATACTTTAATGAATTAACTAACCTGTTAAATAGGTGAGAATTAAAAATGATTAAGAAATTTAGTTTAGAATAAAAATGCTCTTAATTCTTATTACATTGAACACATTGTTTTATGTACATTCTCTATCGTTATCAAATAAAAATAAAGCAATAATCGTAACACAAAATACCGCTTTGGTTCATTATTTTGCAAATAAAAATTGTAAACAGGTATATAAAACATACAATTGTCCTAAAATTGAAAAAGATGAACTAGTACAAGAAGGTATGTATGGATTGTTGCGTGCAATTGATAAATACGATCCAAAAAAAGGAACAAAATTTTCAACTTATGCATCTTATTGGATTCAAGCCTATATGATTAAATACAAAAATAAGAAAAATCATATACACATTCCTTATAATCAAAGGAAGAAGAATGTTAACATAGATACATATCTTTCAGACAACTTATATTATATTGAAAATAAATATGATGAAAACTTAAATGTATTTGCTGACTTATTTACAGGATTAGAATTAAACGATTATGAAAGAACATTGCTAAAAAAACGTTTTGTCGATGATATGTCTTATAACAAAATAGGAAAAGATATTGGTTTATCAAGTACTAAAATTGCATACGATTGTAATAATCTATATAAAAAAATTAAAGATTTAACAGATGAATAATTGTGTTGAAATTATCAACTAGTTCTGATTCTAACCATTCACAATGTCCATAACTTTCGTATACATATCAGAAGTATCTACTAAACTTACCACAATCATAGTATATATAAAATTCGACATAATCATTGTGAAAATAATACCTGAACAAGCATATATAGGAATAAGCATCTCTTTTTTTAATCCAATCGTATTAATAAATAATAATACACCAAGACAGAAATTTAAAACCGCTCCAGTTGCCATAATCTTTACTAATCTCCCAACAACTTTCATAAACCAAAGTCTATAATGACCTTCCCTTAAAAAGACTCCCCATAAAAAAGATGCTGTTGCAGCGGCAATGTTTAGAATAAAACTTATTATAAGCAAAAACAAGCCCCATTGAAAAGTTATTGATAGTTTATCATCATCCTCGTCATTCGAATTTTGATTCTTTTTTACATATTCATTTATTATAAATCCTTCAAACCCAGCCATTAAACCACAAAAACCATTTACGGCATCCATACTCTCCTTTACAGATTTGGCGTTTCGCAAGTCGTTATCATTCCATTCTAGTTTTCCAGAACTATTTTCCGTTGGTACACTTTCAGTTAATACAAATTTAATTTTTGATTCTTCGTGTTCCTTAGACATTTGAAGTAACCTCTTAACACTAGTTATCTCTAATTATATATTTATATGTTTTTTCTGCTTAATTTTATGTAATTCAATATCTCAATCAGCACAAAGATATGTTCGTTTTTTTAGTTTTTGACATTTTAAAGGGTGGTATCTCTTCTAAAAAATTTCCAATTATATTAAGACCTATTGGGAACATAATATTATTGCTAAAACTATATGATAAAGCGGCTGAGAAGCTAGTCATAAAATTAGACAAATATAAAGGAGTTCTGAATATTTTTGAGTTATTTTGCTGCAAAATCGTTTCTACATCCGTATTGTGAAATGTTTGAAGCCAGGCATTTGATAAATTTTTAAAAATCTCCTTTTCTCTTTGAGTATCTTCAATCTTTTTTTCTGTATGTTTTATTATAATTTTATCATACTTATTTTTTCTCATAGCAACTAAATTAGATTTTAACATTCTTATATGAATATCATCGGATAAAATAGATTCTTTAATTGCTCGTATCTCTTCATATGATGTTTTTGGAGGACGAACCCATATAAAAGATAACGTTTCCACTATATATGATATAAAACCCATGGCAATTGCTGTTTCTAGAATGACAACTAAATTATCTTGATGAATCATAGTAGCATCTAAAGAATTAATACTGAGTAAAAATAAGTATATTCTGTTCTGTAAATAAAATTGAACAAATGCCACTTTTGGAAATGATGAAAACATACGTAAAATTGTAGATAGTATTACATGATTCAAACCCATTTCTTTACGGTCCATATATGATGCAGGTGCTTTTGTATAATTACTAAGAATACCGTCTACAATAGTGTGTTCCAATGACCCACTTAAAAGACTTCCACTCGTTTCATCCCATATTACGTTTTTACAATATGATGATACCAGGTAGATAGTTGCACTTCCCAATAATATAGCAGACATCTCGGGCATATTTAAATCTAATTTGTTATCAGACCATGCATCTTGTACTATAATTGGATTATTTATAAACAAATCCCAAAATTTATATTGTGCACCAATCCACAATAGTAGGGTAGTTTTCTCTAAACCAATACGTAATGCACCATCGAATAGGCTCATTGATGTAACATAAAGTGATTGAGATATAATATAATCCAATCTATTTACTATTTTCTCATTAAATTCATCTATAACTTTTATAGTCATCTTCCTATCTTTGCTTTTTATTTCAACTATTCTCGGAGTATTTCTTGGTAATCCTCTAATCCATTTACCATTTTCAAACATAAAACCTAATCTTTGCACTTGTTCATTATCTTTTAATCCTTCAGATAAAGATTCATTAACTAATTTCGAATTGAATTTTACTTTTACTTTAGGAAGTTCAAAAATTAAAGTTTCATTATCAAATTCAGAAGCAGCATTATCCCTCCATTGTTGCATTGTATATTGATCGACCTCGGGTGTTAATCCAAAATTTGTGGATTTTTTATCTTTACGACTATCTCTCTTCCATTTTTTTTCCTCATCATCGTAAATGAAACCCAATGATTCCATCTTTGTTAATGTATTTTCATCTAATTTATCAGGTGATTTTTGACGTCTCGATGATTCGTGTTTAATTCTTAAATGTTTTAACTTGTGAGTCATACTTGTTCCATCTGGAATTTTAAATGCTACTATAAAGTTTAACAAGTAAACAATTATATATTTAACCCACATTACCTGACAGATTATTATTCAAGTAATAAAATATTTTTAATATTAAACAAAAATATGATATAATATCTTATATGAAAATTGGTATAATCCGATACCCGGGTTCTAATTGCGATATGGATACAAAACGTTACTTTCCTAATAGTTTTTTTATTTGGCATAACTTATATAACATTAACAATTTAGAAAATATTGATTTAATTGTTATTCCGGGAGGTTTTGCGTTTGGTGATAGAATTTACGAGAAAGCTACTGAGGACTATGAAATACAACCTGGTAAAAAAGCGATAGAATCTCCTGTAACAACAATAATACTTGACGCCGTTAGTAAGAATATACCAATTTTGGGTATTTGCAATGGTTTTCAGATATTGATAGAATTAGGATTATTACCCGGGCATCTTGTAATAAATAATACAAAAAAATTTGTTTGTAAACAAGTTTCAGTAATTTGTGATTCTGAGAAATATGATATGTATATTGCAAATAAATATGGAAATTATGTTCCAGATAACTATACAAAGATATTTTTAGAATATGAAACCAAACAAAAAGAATATAATACAAATGTTGCAGGTGTTTGCAATGAATCTATGAATATTTTTGGCATGATGCCTCATCCAGAGAGAAATAGTAGTGATTTTTTGTATAAATTATGTGTTATGATGTTTTGTAACAATCCCAAATATAATCTTATTAAATCACAACATTACTTTGATAAAAAGATAAATGAGCTTATGCGAAGCGAACATATCTCTTATAAAACTACAAAAAGATTCTTAAAAAAGATGCATACACAAGAAGACTGGGTTATACAGGGTCCTGGAGAGAATGCTGGAATAGTAGATATAGGTAATGGATATGCTTTAGCATGTAGAATCGAAAGTCACAATCATCCTACATTTATAGACCCATATGAAGGTGCTGCGACAGGTGTTGGAGGTATTTTAAGAGATATTTTCACAATGGGTGCAAAACCAATCGCTATAATGGATTTTTTAAGATTTGGTGTTGATGACCACAGTAAAAAACTATTAGATAATGCAATAGAAGGTATCTCTTATTATGGGAATTGTGTTGGTGTACCGAATATAGGTGGTGATTTGTATTGTTCTAAATCATATAACAAAAATCCACTTGTAAATGTAGCATGTTTCGGGATAGTTAAAAAGGAATCTATTGTGTATGGCAATGTTGAGAATGCGAATGATCTTCTTATTTATATAGGAAGTAAAACAGGGAATGAAGGTATAGGTGGGGCAGCCATGTCATCAAAAAGTTTCTCTGATGACGCCGATCTTAACATTTTAAAAAATAATGTTCAAAAATCTGATCCATTTTTAGAGAAACTTCTTATAGACGCATGTAATGAAATTACAAATGATAAATTAGTTGTAGGTATGCAGGATATGGGTGCAGGTGGTTTGCTATGTGCATCCATAGAAGTAGTAACACGAGGTATTAAGAAATTTAATAAAAATTTTGGGTGTAAACTATTTATAAATTCAATACCCACAAAATATCCAATGACCCCATGTAATACTCTTATATCTGAGTCTCAAGAACGTATGTTACTTGTCGCTAAAAAAGAAAATTACGGTAGAATTTCAAGTATTTTGAAAAAATGGGATTTAGAATATTCTATAATAGGCAAAGTTACGATAGATAATATGTATACTATTTGCGATGATGAAGAGAACAAAAACGTCTTATATAAAACTAACATTTCAATGTTTCAAGATATACAAGATTACACTTATAATTACAAAAAATCAAATAAAATTAAAGAAGAAAAGGTAAAAGATGCAGCTAAAAAAATTAAAGACATGAAGAAATGGTCTGTGTACGATTCTACAATAGGAAATAGAACTATAAAAGGCCCAGATAAACCCGGGAGTTATTCGATTTTAGACATTTATGAGATTAATAAACAGCTATTTATTGTATGGGGTGAAACATTTGACGAATGTTATAATACTATAAGTCAATTCGAAGGAGTAAAGCCGTTGGGTATAATAAATTGCTTAAACTATGGACACCCTAACGATTCTTTGAATTCTTTGGTTGAATTTGTAGAAACATTAACAGAAAAGTGTAGGTTAAACAAAATACCTATACTAGGTGGAAATGTTAGTTTGTATAATTCAACAGATTCAAAATCAATAAGACCAACGCCTATTCTTGTTATGTTTGGTATAAATTAATCTTCATCTTCATTCAATATATCAGATACATCTTTGATGTTTATAGATGAATCACTACTGCAAGCGAATCTCGATAATGTAAAATACATTGTTGACACAGTAGGCCACACAGCACAAGCGGACCAAAATCCAATCGACATAAAATACCCCCAACTTGATTTCCCTCCACCAAGTAATTGATAGAATGGTGTATTCATAGAATCAAATGTAAAACATAGAAAATACATTATCATCACAGATAATGCAGGTATTAAAGCCAGTAACCATACTAGGTATTTTCTAGAACTTGCTTTTGATGTTTTATTTTCAAATGACTTATCTTCAAAACCAGCTCTCTTTATTGATATATCATCAGTAGCATTACATGTTGACATTTGTGCATATCCCATAGTTACAGATATCATATACGACGAGATTGCAAGTAATAATGGTAATACAAAAAATTCATATTTTTTTAAACCAGCGAACAGTCTTGAAAGAATAATCAATCCAAAGGATTGTGATAATAGATAAAGAATTGTAGATTGCTTTAACATTTCATAAAAGGCAAATGAAGAACTATTAGGATTATAATTCTTAAAGAGAGTACTTGCTAATATTAATAAATTGATCATAGCGACTATTCCCATTGTAATGAAAGCCGACATTGGGCTATCTGCTCCATCTGACATTTCTATTCCACTACTTTGTTGATTCGTTTGAACGTCTGGTACATTCTGAACTGGATTCGTTTCAGGATCCATAGTCTATTATAGATTTTGTTATATTTTTATATAACAAATATACAAACATTTATAATTCTGGTGGACAGATCTTGTGTACAGTATTCATTATAATTTTAATTAAAATATACAATATTACAAAATGTATAGCATATATAGGAAAGGAGTATTTACCCAGATATTGCAAATATTTGGATACTGAACTATTTGAGAATTGCTCAAGATCATCCATTTTTTTTATCCGTCTTTCTATTTTTTTGTTGTTTTCTTTGTATAAAATGTTACCCACTATAACACCAAATGCGGCTATTCCTAACCAAGGCACTAAAGGGAAGTGATCCATTGAAGAATATTCTGGAAATAATCCAAATACGAAATTAAGAACCCTTGGTAGATTTAAGGTATTTTTTATAAGAATCTTATTAAACCTAGCATATAGAACACAAAGAATGATTAAACAATTATAAATAATTGATTTGGATGTCCACATTAATAATAAAATAGCTATTGCTATAAAATGTAAAATACCAAATTTAACATATATAGCAGGGAACAAGATGTAAGTACTTACAGTAAAAAATAATGCCAATAAGACAATTTTAAAAACTCTTAAAAATTGTTTCTTTATAAATTGTTCTTTGGTGTTTTTACGTCTACTTAATGTAAGATTGACACCAACATTGGTTATAAATATAAATTCTGATATACGTGCCATATACAACAATATACCATCTTGTATTGGTTGATAACCATAACCCATCATCGTATAGAGGTAAGGGATGTGGAAAATTATCATTAATATTACTGCAATACCCTTCAACAAATCAATTTCAAATATCCGTTTTGTTTTTTCATCGTTTAATTTTATGTTATGATTGTGTTGCATTATTTAAACACAAGGAATATATCTTGGGCAATTCATATGATATAATGTTACTTTTAATGGTTCATTAGATACTTGAGGTACACTTACTGCATCTCCATCATATATTTCATTACAACCATACTCTTCACTACAGTCTCTACCACAATTCATAACAGGTAATACGACACTTACAAATTTATCATTTCTTGTAAAATAATTCCATTTAGACGATCCATTCCATAATCTTCTTCCGTAAAGAGGAATCGTAGTATCAAGGTTACTGCTTGTTAAAACACCAATTTGTTTTGTTTCTTCAGGACATCCTCGTGTAGGGATATTTATTTTCATAACATCAACCAATTGATTTTTACTACAGCATGTTTTTTGTGATTCTTTTATAATTAATTTATCTTTTAGTTCATTCTCGATATCCTTTTCTATCTTTTCTTTTAGTGAATGTTTATCAATATCTACCTTCAAAGGTACATTATTGGACGATACTTCACTATTTTTATTGTTATTTAATGTAAATACAATGTAGCATAATATAATAAGTATTGCCGTATGATAAAAATCTAAAGTTAACTCCATAGATTAATATACTATATGTTTTATCTCTTTGAAATTTGAAATAGTATTAATTTAAACATCAGGTACATCACCCTTTTGAAAATAATATAAGTATTGGTAGAAATAACCTTCGTTTGTTAGGTCGGTCGTGAATTTATGAATGAGTCCTTTATTCTCAAATTTTTTCTTAATTATATCCGGAAAATGCATAACCATTGAGTGGGTTTGTTTTCTTATTTTTTTAGAATCATTAAAGTGAAATTCTTCATTGAAATAAGCTTTTGAATCATTATCATTCATTTCGAAATTTGAATAATAAGAGAATTCTTTAAATTTAACACTGGATTCGGTTATTCTTTTTTTGCTATATTTTTGAAGGGTTAAACCATAAAATGGGTTTGCAACATCAATAATTGGATCAAATCTTTTGGGATCTACCAAATGTACAACAAACCATCCACCATTTCTTAACCATTTCCGTATATTTTCAGCTAATATATCTGTTTGTATAGAATATATTGTAAAATAAAAACAAGTTATATGACTAAAACTCAATGGTTGGAATAAATCTGGATTTAAGGCATTTCCTTGAATGAGTCTTAAATCTTCAGTTTTCTTTTTGTCTTCTAATTCTTTAAGCATAAACGGAGATCTATCTAATGCAATAATATCCATATTGGGAAATGCTTTTTTTTCTAAAATAAGAGTATGATCTCCCCCACCAGCACCAATATCAAGTAAATCAATTTGATTATATGATTTCATGTTTGTTCTTTCAATTACATCTTCTATTTCGAATA